GCAAGACTAAGAGAGGTCAGCACCGTTTATAAAGGAGCAACGCCGGGCGCTAGTATTTTTGGTAAATATGCTGAAAAGGCTAGAGCGTTCTATAGTCAAGGTGATTTAGAAGATAGTTATGTTGAGAAATTAGAGAACGTTTATTCAACCCGTATCAATGATGGGAAGAAGAGACGTTCTTTTTATTTACCGAATCAAAAACGAGATACAAAGGAGGAACAGAACAATATGGGAGCACAAGCTAGAAACAGTTTGTTAGATGATATTCGTTCAGCGATTAGAGAAAACAAAGTAGAAAAAGCTGTCATTTATGACATCTTAGCGGAAGAGGGCGACCCATTTCGCCAACCAGAAGATATTGAATTAAGAAATGAGTTAGGGAAAGAATTCTCTAAGCCAGAAGCTATTCGTCAGTTAAAGCGTGAAGCCCAACAAGGCAGACGTTATTTAGCAGATGTGATTGATAGTGCTGTCGCTAGTCGTGTTAAGGCACAAGGTGACACATTTAATGCTGAATCTTATCGTCAAATGCTTACTTTATCTGGTGATATTGATCATATCAAAGATGAAATTGATTCATACGAGCGTTTAGCTAAAGAACGTTTCGTGACAGGTCGCCAAACTAAAGGTGATCTAGAAGATGATCAAGATGATCAAGATCGTGGAGATAATGCATCATTCAAGATCAATCCAGATGAAGATGATTTCTTTAAGGAGGGTGAAGAGTAATGCCTAGAGTTGGTGGTCAAGTACCTGATAGTTATGGATTAAGTTTAACCGTTACATGCCCTACGGCATCCGAAACGAACCCAATTGATACAGATGATATTTTAACATTTGCAACAACAGGCCCATATCATGCCGTACCTGCTACTGCTGGTTCTGCTGTTCAAATGATTGCTAAACATCCCGTATCAGATCCTTTCACGCCTTTAGGCGTTTGGGTATTCGGCTTTAGCCGTGTTCAAAAAATGAAGTATACAGGAACAGCGCCTACTATCGGTTCTTCTGTTGAAGCTGATGGAACAGGTGGAGTTCGTACTGCTGCTACAGCTAATGATAGTTTCGTTCTTTATGTAGACACTGCAAGAAGTTATGTAGAAGTAGCATTACCATAAATTTAAAAGGAGGTAAGGAGATTGAATTTCTTACAAGTAAAAAACCGAGCTAATAAAACAATTCAGCTTCCTACAGGTTCAGATTTCAAACGAGATTTTGGACAGAAACAAGGTTCAAAGGCGGCTGAAACTGCTTCATCATATCATTATAAACGTTACCTTGCAGATCAAGGTTTAACTACAAAAGATGTCATTCGTGCATTGGGCTATGATCCATCTGAAATCGGGAAAATTTCCACAAGGGAGCTTCTCGAAAATGATGGAACTAAGCCCCTTTTTAATGCCATCGTAGAATCTGGGCTTCGTCAAGGATGGGAAAGAGGATCTAATTGGCAGGCTTTAGTTGCTTCATCTGTAAATTCAGATCAGTTGAGCCAACAATATTATTATCTTGATGCAGATGATGCAGATGACTACGAACTTCGTGACGTTGGTCAAGGTGCTCCTATTCCAGTGGGAACTATTAAATTAGGAGACAATAGCATAAAAATGTCAAAACGTGGAAGAGGAATCGAATGGACAGATGAAGCCAAGCGCGCTAACATCGACATGGTTCGTCTTTGGTTAGGTAAATTAGGGCGACAATTAGGGCGACAATATGAAAATGTAGCCGTTCAACGTTTGTTAAATGGTTATTTCCCTACAGGTGAAGATGCTCCTAGATCATTAGGAATCGCTACAGCAGGGGATCTTTCTTTATCTGATATTTTCTATGGATCTGCTTTCATGGAGCAAGAAATGGGATTCAGCCCTAAAATCGCTATCATGAATCTTGAAACGGCTTATCGTATCACGACTTTACGTGATGGAGATGCCTATATTTATAGAAATGAATTACAAAATGGTCAATTTGCCGATGTTGTGAATTCTCCACCATTTATTTCTTCACAAGTTCCTGATAATCGTATTGTTTTAGTTGATACTGATTATGCTCTAGTTCGTTATGAAGGAAAACCATTTGGCGTTGAGAGTGAGCGTTCAGCTAAGACACAGGTTGAAGGATCTTATGGAACAGAGATTTCAGAATTTGTTACTTTTGAAAAAGATGCTCGTTTGGTTCTAACACTAGACACGGCACGATAATAGGGGAGGGTTAAAGAATGGCTACTAATAAAAAAACTACTGCTGCAAGTGCTAAAGATGTTGAAAGCAATGAGGAAGTAAAGTTAAATGATGCTGAAAAAGATGCTTTAGAAAAGCAAGAAGCTTCAGCACAAAACCAAGAAACTTCAAGTGGTAAATATAAATTAGCTAATCCCGACTCTTCTTATCAAGAGCCGGGATTTACTTTAGTTGGAGATCAAGAAAAGGAGCTTCCAGAAGATCCTAGTAATGATTTAATTGCTCGTATTCAATCAGGCTTCATTGTTAAGGCGTGATGATCTATGTTCTTAACATTGGAAGAATTAAAAGCCCTAACCACCTTTGATGAGGTGGCAGGGCTTGATAATGATTCGTTAAATGGGTATATGTTGCGTGCTGATGCTTGGATCAGAAGGGCTACGAAACGTAATGATCTATTAAACACAACAAATGAATCTATTCAACAAGATTTAAAAATCGCCACTCTTTTGTTAGTTGAGTATATTTGGTACTGGGATCTTCCCGAGACAAAAGAACAAGCTATATCTCATGATGATAGTGTGAAGTTAGGCTCTTATACTTTTAATAAAGATAAGGCTAGGATTGGTGAGGAAACAGGGAACGATGAATTAGATGGAATACTAAGATCATTGAGATATTCGCCTAAAAGTGGTGCTTTCTTTGTTGTTAGGAATGGTGATTCATGAGGTTTAAATCATTATTGAATCATAGATGCACTTTGTTAATAGGTGGGGAAGTAACAGGTCAAGATGAATATGGAAGGGATATTGTAACAGACATTGAGAACATGAATGTGCCGTGCAAGTTAGATGAACCTAAATTTCGTTCTGTACCCGATGATACAGGAACGGATATAGTCATAGATTCTATGTTATTTCTTCACCCTAAGTTTCAAGTGGATTTAGGTACAACCATTTTAAATATCGTGGATCTGGAAGGAAACCCTGTTATTCAGGGTTCTTTTTCTGTTGTCGATATTTCGCCCATTTATTCATTGAAGAAGTTACATCATTATGAGCTTACATTGAGAAGGAAGTGAGATTATGGCCAGAAGACAGAATGATGTTCAATTTAGTATTGAAATGGACAGAAGAACGTTTGAATGGTTTAACCGTGTAGCTCCTTCTAAGTTGAAAGAAGCAAGAAATAAGGCTGTTGAAGCGGCAGGAATGGTATTCGCAGATACAGCAAAAGCCATTACTACAGAAGAGGATCATATAGATACAGGGCTTTATGTTAATTCAATTGGTTATTCAACAGGTACGCCATCAAACCCTATATATGATATGACATCAGGGGCAAGTGAAACAAACTTAGATATAGGTGCTGATGTTCGTTATGCCGAGCCTTTAGAAAAACGGTATGGAATCATGGCAAGGGGCTTAGATCGTGGGAAAGAAAGAATGGAACGTGTGGCAGAAACACAAGTTAAAAGGATCTTAGGTTTATAGATGGAGTATAGACCATCACCACCACCTTCTTCTAGACCCTATTATAAAGCGCCTTGTATGCATAGATACCGTCATTTAGATACCAGTAAGTTTAAGGTATCTGGTGAGAATATGAGATTAAAATGGAAAGTCGTAGACCGTTATTATTGTGAAAAATGTCTAACTTCTAAAGTGAAAGAAAGTCATTTTGAAATAGGTGAGTACAGATGATCGATTATCTGGATGTAGTGCCACTTGTTAGAAAGTTTATAGATGATTTGATTGATGAAAAGGTCTATGGATCTTCATTTCCTTCAACGCCTGTTTTACCTGCTGTTCTGGTTCGTAATATGGGTGGAAGTGATTATACTCGACTTCAATTATTAGCAAGGGCTAACGATGATATAACAGCGATGAAGCTTGTTATAAAGGCTATGAATTTGTTAGAACGTTATGGTGCTAATATTGTCGGTTTGCGTGTTTTATGGATTGAAAAAGAAACGGCTCCTATTGCCTCTAAAGATGATGATACAGGCAAGTTTGAAGCTTGGTGTTATATGAGGATGGAGCA